AGCCCCTAGATGGGTCTCTCAGCATACGTTCAGATTTTACCCTAGCTTCTTCTTCACTAGTGCTTCTATCGCCACGTTGATCATTGTCATATATGCTGGGCACCTCGCCGGGAGTGGTTGTGTCTGTAGTTGAATCAACAGTGGTTTGTATGCCTGATGCTGCACCCAAACTTTCACCATAGAAGTTGACAAACTTGCTAAAGTATTCAGCGGGTGTCAGTACCTTTTTCGGTGCGAGATAGTCTATCATTTTCTATTACTGCCTCGTAGTTATCCTTCAACTGAAGGAGGGTTTCCAGTAAAACCAGCTTCCCCTGCGCTTGGCGCAGTTCCGACTCCGATTGTGCCGTTGCCAGACCCCGTATTGTCAGTTCCCTCAACTCCCCCAGATACTCCACCATTAGAGGCCATTCCTTGTTGTTGAGGAGCGGGGCCAGCTTCTTGGCTTGCTGCTTGTTGAGCATTTTGCATCATCCCTTGTAACATCTTTGCGTACAATTGAGCTTCGTTCTGATCATTTACCAAGCTGTCGGGATCGATGTCCTGTGCTATGGCAAGTTCGCGCATGAGGTTGGGTATTTTAATAAACGGAGCTAACATGGGGTTAGCTACAGTTTGTAACAGTGAGGTAAGACGCTGTGTACGTACTTCCTTCTGCATAACGGCTGCAACGCCGCGTGGTTTGATTTCTAGATCACCTTTGATCTGCTCTACCTGTTCGTTGAACTGCATGTTCCATTGGAAGTATGCCTCACCGATAGGCTTCAAAAGGTGATCGTCTATGTTCTTTATCACAGTTTTCATAGACAGTCCGGCTGATCCCATCAGCATAGACAGCCCTGCTGCCGTGCGTCCGGTGCCTGTCACGCCTGTCTGACCGTGCATGATTGATGGGATGCCCGTCTCTTCATCTGCAAGCTGCCGACTGATCTGGTACATCTGTATGTTTTCGCCAGCCGTGTTGGGAAACTTCAGGCCATTGATTGCGGTGCCCGTTACCCCAGACTGACGACGAAAGATCTTGCCGGGAAATATGTCCATGTTTTGACCGGGGACCAAGCTGGCCTCATCCACATCAAATACAAGGTTACCTGCAAGAGCAAGGTTATCGATTGCCATACGAACGTGACCGTTCATCAGCATCTGTGCATCTTCCATATTTTCTGCAACACCAACACCCCAGATTTGATACGGGTTGATCTCAAATGGAAACGCTTGATATGGTATGCGTGCAGGAGTAAACGGATTCAAAACACAACGAAGAATTATAGGACCACATGCCCAGACATTGACCTGTAACTGATCAAACTCTGACATTTCATTTGCACCCTCTAAACCAACTTCTTTGGCAAGAGCAGAGTCAAGAACACCCCAGTATTCCAAAACCTCGTATCGGTTGTCTTGATAGTGTGCCTCTGTTTCGTCTTCACGAATGGTGTCTTCGTAATATTTGTCCTGATAGTTTGGCCCTTTGGCTAAACATTGCGCAATCGCCTCTGCATCAAAGTGTGGTCGCATAACCAGCGACCGAAGCTGTTGACGATTGAATCTGTGGCGTTGAATTACATACTCACAGTCTTCTAAGGTTGTTGCAGATGGGTCTGGGTGAAAGTCCCAAAGTGGTACATGTTCGATACGAGGTACAGTCTTTTCATACGGCTCGTATACTCTGTTTCCCTCTTCATCCATGTTCCAGTTGTGCACACGTTTATAGAAGTTAAACGGACCTTTGATCACACCAGTGCCCAATAAAGACGCTTCAAAGATTGCCTTACGAAGCACATTCACTGCGTTGGTGTCCAAAAGCTGATCGTGGATACACCGCTCCATGAGACGTGCCATTTCACTGGCAGGTTCAAGCTGTGGCTCTCCGACCTTCGCCTTACCCGGTACAAGCTGCTCACCAAACTCTTTACCGTAAGTTCCAAGTTTGTGTCCGGCAGACATGGCACCCGGTGCTAGTTCTCGTCCATCACCTTCAAATCCATACGGATCTTCTTGTGGTTGTAATTCATCTACGGGTGTTCGCATGTGTGCAAACTTTTCGATACCCTCTGGCATTGGTGTTGATTCCACAACCAGCGGGAACTTCTTGTTTGCAAATAGGATGTCAACGATTTGTCCGTATGCCGCAAGAACTTTTGTTTTGGTGATCTTGATGAACACCTTTGATCGTTCGGAATCACGATACTGTGTTGTGGAGTCATAGATACCGCGAAAGTTTTTGTACGCCTGAATCCAACGCTGCTCATACGAAAAGCGTCCGTGTTCTGCGTCGTCAAACTTAGCACGAATGTACCCCGCAAGTCCCGGCATCTGCTCTGCAGGAGAGATTACGGGGATTGCTGTATCGTCATCCGGCTCAAGAAAATCATCAGCCATCTGTTTTTCCTTTAGCTGAAGTAGTTTCTGTCTTCAGCCATCGTATTGAATGAAGCTTCTACCGTAGGCTTTGTTTGCTTCTTTGGCATATCTTCATAAATTGGAGCAGTCTTTACGCGAGTCTCAAACTCAAGACCTTCACGGTAAAGCTGATTTACACCTGCTTGATCATCAACGGACTCTTTGTCAGAGTTCATAATGTAAGCGGCACCTTTGTTATAATCTGGCATAGGTTTCTCCCTACGTTAAGGTTTCATATCTTCAAATAGTTCCGGTTGAAGTGCCATCATTCGTTCAATAGCACGTGGTGAACCGGGATCAGCAACAGGAGAAGCCATAGACCTTCCTGCCGCTATTACGTCGCTAGGGGTTATTGGTAAATACTCTGTAGCCCCTGCTACTGCACCACCCACCTCAGATACTGGGCCGGGTAATCCTAATTCTTTAAGTTCTGTAGTAACATCCGCTTTAGTTTTTTTTGCAGCTAATGTAGATAAAGCAAAACTCGCAGGTGGCACTGCAACTTTTCCTAGACGTATACCAAATTTTGCCATCTTACTTTTTAATGAATCAGAAAGATCATCTGTAGATGTTATGGCATCTGCTTCTGCTTTTTTTGCTTTTACTTTTTCGCGGGTAGCCTGTCTTACGGCATTTTCTTGTATTCTTTTTAGTTCGTTTGCTTCAACAAGTTTTTCATCTACCCGTGCAGCAGCTTCAATTTCTTCAGGAGTAACCGCTGCTTTTGCTTTAATAGCCCGTGCTTGTTGTTCTTCTACAGTTGCAGATGCTGTTGCTTGACGGGCCTTTTCTTCTGCTTGAAGAGTTTTCTTTTGCTCTTCAATCAACACGGCCTTATCTTCATCAGATAAAAGATCTAGGTTTATATTCTTTGCTGTAGTACCAAAATCTCCAACTGCAAAGCTAGAGGGGTTTTCAAGAAGCTTTGGGATGTCTGTTGACGGAGCTAGACCTGCGTAATTTTTACGAAGAATACTATCATTAACATGCCCCATAACTCCCTGTACAAGTCCATCTGGAATGTTGTACTGATCTAACATAATCTTTGGAACGATAGATCGAACAGCAGAAGGGCTAGTAACAGGCTTCTCAGAAAGCTGTATCCCATCTGGTCCCTCGACTTTTACCTCTGCAAGAGGCAATAAGTCAGAGAAAGGTTCAAGGCGAGGAGTAATATGTTGAGCAAACGCATCATTAAATTTAGCGTCGGTGGTATCAAATAAAAATTCAGACTTGGATGAATCTAAGTTTCTTTTAAGAAGTTGTCCCGTAGCAGAGTCTAAATCAAAACTAAGAGATGGACGACCCTTTTTGTCGGTCTTTGTTACCTTCTTACCCGCAACTGTAATTGTATTTCCTGATACAGTTACATCAGACTTTTTTAATTGTTGTAGTTGAGATGGTCTGTTCGATGTTGTAGCGTGATAGCGTATCAAATCAGCAGTAGCCTGACCGTATTCGCTTTCGATCATAGGAACCGCTTCAGCGTAAATCTTTGTGAAGTCTTCCATTGGAAGAAGACCGCGCATAGGACGCTCACCTGCCATACCTGTGCGCTGTGTTCCAATAGCAGTTTTTGCTCCCGTAAGTTTGGGATACATCGCTACTTCAAGATCACTTCCCGGAACCTTTTCCTTAATACCGGATATTCCGTATTTATTAAATATTGTTTCTAGATGAATTTCTAGGGCTTGAAGATTAGGGGCACGGTTTGCTTTATCAGGACTACCTGCTTTTGTAAACAGCGGGGCTACATCGTCATTCTTCAGGTCTTTGTAGGGCATGGTAATATCCAAACCCATCTTTTTAAATCCTGAAACAAGGGCACCAATTCTTTTCTTTGCATTATCACTGATGATCGGGCTTGACTTGGCAAAGTCAATAGCCTCTTCAACTGTGGCTGTGCCAGCCTTCAGCTTTTCAACAAGTTCTATTTCAGTTAGTGCCATCGATTAGTATCCGAATACTTCATCTTGAACTTTGTAGACGTGATTCTTGATTGCGCCTAGTTGTTGGTGTATTGCAGCGTACCCGCTCATGCGTGTCATTACCATATATCGTAACGCATCATATGCATGGTCTTCCGCTTTTGTGTCCACATCTTCGCTGTTGGTTTTGGAGAGAGGTATTCCCGCAAGTTGTTTAATGATATGCTGGCAGGAAGAAAATATACGAAGACGTGGTTCATTGCTGTACGGGTCATCTCCCAAACGACGGTGCACTTCCATCTTACCTTGAATACGGTTACGGTCAGATGGCACCCATCTAACACCGGATCGCATCATGGTTTCTGCTATGGACGGACCCATGCCCGTCTTGTTCCAACAGGAAGAATCCAATACAGTATAATGGGGTAGCGGATCAAGTTGTTCCGCTTCTAGTATTTTAGCGGCTAAGTCTTCCGCTGTCAAGTGTTTTGCATAAAGCTCACGATAAACCCAGATATTGTTATCCCAGTCAATAGCCCCCCAAAGAACGCACGACGGACTCGCGTAACCATAGTCGGCGGCACGTATGCGGGGCCAGTTGGTGGGAAGCTCAAAATGTTCGACCACATGACGCTCTCGTGAAAACTCTGGGAAGGCTGCTCCCTCTGCCACATCCCAATCCCCGTCAAGAAGTCTCTTCCGCTCAACTTCTGGGAGCGAACGCAACATGGCCTCGTATTGTCCGTCAGCCATGAGGTGGGGATTATCAGTCAACCGTGCAGGAACAAACTTGCGGTAGAACAGCGGCTGACCTGCCTTATCGTGACCATCAGGCCATACAAAAGGCTTCATCGTATCTATGTCGTATGCAGGAAAAGGAGAATTGTCCTTTTGCACATCGATGTACATCTTCTTAACCCACCAGCCACCTACACCGCCGGGGTTGGCTGTACACCGCATATATAGATTCTCTTGTAGTTCAGGATCGGTACTACGCAATCGTGAACGAAGGTAGTCCCAGACATAAGGAGTTGGGTATTGTGTAATCTCGTCGATACCTATCCAGTTAAAAGCCTGTCCCTGAAAACGGGTAACATCTTTGTCTCTGTCTAAGTAAGTAAACCACATGGTGGCACCTGACGGAAACACCCATGTGGATTTTGATTCACGAAACTTTGCACCGGGAAACGCTTTGGGGTACAGTTGTCGTGACTTGTCTATTAGTTCGGTCAGTTCGTCTAGGGTGCGTCTTAGGAGAAGACCCCTATGATTGGGATTATGGCAATAGCGTAAGGGATCAGCAAGTAAAGCAAATGACTTGCCACCGCCAGCCGCTCCCCCATATAAGACATCCCGCTCACCCGCTGAAAGAAACTCTTCTTGAGGTCCGGGATTAGCTTGGAAAACAACTTCAGAATCACCCACAAGGTCGGAAACGGATGGGGGTAGAATGGAGAGATCTCCCACGTCGATGACATTTGTTCCCTTTTCTGATACTCCCTTTTCGACTCTTCCAATTGTTTTTTCCAGCTTTCGGGCATAGGTTCTTTGTGCTTCTGCTTTTTTTGTAGCTTGTGTAGCTTTTTTCTTTGCTGCCCTCAAACGCTTCTGTGCCCCACGACGGGCACGTTCAGCGGTGGACAGTTGGTAGTTTCGTTTTGGTGCAGCTTCGGACAAGACTATTGTGTCTCTTGGCTCTTCTGCGCTGGGCGAGGTTGGTTCTTTATATCCTTCAAATTGTAACCTAACTTTTTTAACTGATTAGTTACATACTCTCCAGCTTCAATATCGTCCATATCTTCGGCGCGACCCATGAGAATGCGACGGGCATCATTCAAAGGGATCAAGCTGCCGTCTTCTTTCTTGAAGACTGAATCAGGACTAAATACTCGTTTGAAAAATTCCATAACTAATCCTTGTTTCCTTGTGCAGGTCTGCCACGATGGACTTTGCCACCAAACCGTAACATTTTTGTTTTTCTAAATGGACTAAGTGCACCCGGCCTCATTCTCATTCTTATATCTGGTGCTGCGCCACTGCGAGATTCTTGCCGTGATTTTATTCCTGCTGCATATGCTTTCTTCTCTGCTTCCACTTCAGCTTTTGCTGCAGCAATTCTTTTCTTACGGGCCTCTTCTTCTGCTTTTTGTGCTGCTTTGATACGAGCAAGACGCTCTTTGTTTGCTTTTGTTTCGCTTTTAACAGGAGCGTCAGGTATATTTATAGGGTTTACATCTGAGTAAATCGCTCTTGGTTTACGTAATTTTTCGTAGTCTAATTTTTTAGCCATCGATCACGACTTCCTTCTTTGGCGGCAGCAGGACTACACCGTGTATTGCCTGTACGTTGTGGTTTATTTGTTCTTGTTTGGCTACACCGACGCGGTTGAGGAGCGATTCGGCAGCTTTGAGGCGAAGATCATCACCTCTTTCGGGGGCGGGGTTGTCTATAGTTGATATGACACGGTTAGCTGCCTTCATTGCGTTGGTAGCTAAGATGGTTTTGGTACGTTCAACTATTTCATCAGCAAGAGTGGACTTCAACCATGCGGCTGATCCACGAGAATACCCAGCATCAACAGCAGCAGCAGTTACCTGACCACCATTTTCAAATAGAAGTTCTAAGAATCGCTCCTGTTGGGGATTCAGTTCCTTCTTCTTGTGTGTCTGGGGAAGTAAATTCATCGTTTTCTTCCGAAACCAACTTGCAGCGGCTTCTTATTACGACTTCAAAGACCTGTCGTTCAAAAACGAACTTGGCCATTTCGTCGTTTCGGAGCATACACTCTTTTTCTGTGAGATATGGACCTTCTGTGTCTCTTATTTCACGACACAAATCCGGTCCAACGGCTAAACAGACAAGTATCCAAGATTCAAACATGTCTATTTTGTCCTTTTATTGTTGTGGGTAGGTCAGTTTGTAGCCTCAATCACCCAATGTCAAGCATTTTTGTCGATTTTCGTCGGTATGTGCTAGATAAACCTGTGCCCACAACACAAGTATAGCTACCAAATACATGTAAGTCAACAATAATCGTATAAAAAAGTGTAATCAGGTGCTTTTTTCTTGACAAATCGCTATCTGAACTATACAATGGGACTAAGTCCTGCCGGGAGATACACCATATCTCCCCCTACACGTTGGTTTCATGCCCCTTCGGTACACCCGCTGGGGTATTTTTTTGTCTAAACTGCAGGGGATACCCCCTACCCGTTGGTTTCATACCCATATCGATAACCTAAAATATACAAAATTGCTGTCGGGATTGCATAGCATATGGCGGGGGGG